GGCGCACCCTGTCGGTTTCCATGATACCGTCATGTGGATGCGGCTTGGCTCAAGAGCAGCGTGGGCTTTCACCACGCTTGCGGCGCTAGGAGAGGCGCTGCCCTACGGCACTCTTTCGCCCTGCCAGTGCGTAAAAGTTCATGTAAAATCGCACCAGCTTTCATGATGCCTATGCAGGCGGCGCAGACGGGGTACGGCCCCGCTTCCGGCGGATCAGCAGTTGCCAGCAGCTTGTCCGCCCCACGCCATATAAAAGACACCCCGCAGCTGCGGGCGCGGGGTGTCTTATTTCATGACAACTCAGACCGATGCTTTGTATCGGCAGCATCGTTTTTCTCGTAGTCCATGCATTCCGCGTTATAACCAGCACACGGCGCACATTGCGCTCTGGTTATTTCGAACGTGTGTCTACACTGTTCATTCTTTACACCGCCTTTGCAGGCCGCGCCGGTCTTAGTGCTTCTTGCAAGATTCTTCATTTCCTTGGCCTTATATAAATATGTAGCTGTGCCAAGCGGGGTCGTGTTCGGGTGTGCTCTACGCCGAGTCTTTCGTACTCTTTGGCGACAGTTGAAAAGCAGCGAATGTTCCGCAAAGAATTTTTCGACAGCTTCTTTTATTTCATCTGCTTCCCAAAGTCTCATAAGGCATTCGATTTTGGAAAAGTCCGTGGCTCTTGCGATTTCTTCTGCCGCTTCTTCCAGTGTCTTCCACTTTTCTCGGATTGCCTCAACCATCTCAAATAACTCATTCCAGATGTCCCGGCCAGCGCAGTCGCTCCAATCACTTTTCGGCCTGTACGACCATGTTCTTACCATTGCTTTTATCTCTCAGGTTGTTCTCCGTCGCCACGAAGAAATACTGCTTCCTGCGTTTGATGACACCCTCATCGTCCGCATCTGCCGCGATGACGTCCGCCGCAATACAGGCGGTCATGTCCAGAAGGTCCAGCCCATATCCATTTGCTTCGACCTCGACCCCGAGCTTTCCATTCTCATCCACGAGTTTTGCATGGATTTCTGCTTTTGCCATGTCAATTTACCTCCTGTCCAAAAAGCGTTTTCATGATTTTGTCTAAAGTCTCGCCTTCCAAAGGCGTCATTGCGTCCGTGCTCACAGCTACATCCGAGTTGGATTTCTGAATCCGCGCGAGGCGTTCCATAGCATAAAAATGAATGTTTGTCGTCATTATGAGGTCTAGTTTCCGAATACTTTTGGGGTCATCAACCCGCAAGAAAATGCTGCCAAAGACTTTGGCTGCCAGCCATGCCAGATCGTTCACCTCTCCAAGAAGTGTGACCTCCCCATCTTCTCCGTCGGTTTTTGCTGACAGTTCCGCTGGGTGGACGCGGTTTTCTCTAATCCATTTAACCCACGGACTCATTAACCTTCCTTCTCTCCATATGAATTCCTGCCTTGCCTCACTTTCCGAAAAGAGCCCCGAAGATGCTACCCCAAGTGCCGCCATCCGGGGCCGGGGCTGCATCTACCTTCATAGGGAAAGTCATGCCGGTTGCCTGAAGCTCCTTGACGCGCTTCGTAGCCCGCAGATGAATGGTCATCGTTATTGCAGCGTCCAGTGCTCTCACGGTATCCGGGTCGTCAACCTGCGCGTAAATGCCGGTGACAACCTTATTCACCAACCACCCCAGATCAGCCACTTCTCCGCGAAGCGTGACCTTCTCATTTCCCTTCCCGTCGGTTTTTGCCGACAGTTCCGCAGGGTGATTAAAGAGCTTTTCGATTTCTTTAGGCGTCATGTTCATTGTCCTTTCTTTTCACGGGTGAATATTCGTTCTGGTGGAGCACTCTGGAATCGAACCAGTTCCGGGGCTACTCCCCCGGATGCGCCTGCATACTCCATAAAGGGAGCGGCGCACGGACGCCGCCCACCCATGCGGGCCGCCCTTTGTATTCTTTCAGTCCCCAGAAGGTGGGACTCCCGGTTGTCGGAGCGACCGGGGCGGTCGTCCACGCCCATGCTTTCGACCGCGTGGCAGGCGTGTTTCGGTACGCCCAGACCGTATGGTCATCGCCAGCCCAACGCCGACTTGATGCACAACAGGATCAGCCAGAACAGGACGGTCACGCTCCATTGAAAGCTTTCTCCAATCAGCCAGCTCACAACAAGCGTTGTAATGGCCGCTTCGATAAACGTCCCGCCCAGAATCCAGAGGAGCGCCAATGCAGGCATCATTGCTTTTTCTCCTTCTTGAAGTTCTGAGCCGCCGGGCAGGTCGCCCAATGCGGAACATAGCCGACGCCAAGCACTGTGCCACCGTCCGGTTTCAGGTTGCAGGAGAGGACCATTCCCGTGCCGGTCACGATTTTGTCTTTCTTGACGGTCGTGTGGTCGCCGTAGCCCGTGACCGGCTGCGGGTCGCAGGGCATCTTCTTGCCCTTGGTGGTGACGATCCAGACGATGGGCTGACCACAGCCCTTGCATCTCCCGATGTTCATTCTTCCTGCTCTCCTTTCTCTTCATGCGGCTGTTCCCGCTGGGCCTTCTTTACTTCCATCTCTTCCCGGGCTTTCTGCTTCGCCAGCAGAAGACCGGCCCGCCAGAAACCGTAGGACTTACCGGATGCATCGGCCTGCCGAACATCCCGAGTGAGGTCATCGACCGGCGGCTTGGGATACACCTTTTCTGCCGTCGGCTCCGTCCCGTGTTTGGCGGCGCAGAGGCAGCACCGCTTTGCGCCGATGTGTTCCGCCGGGAAGATCGTGCCACAGTCAATGCAAACCTTCATCGGCATCGTCCCAGTCCCCCTTGTGCTTCTGAATGTACCGGCGCAGCTCCTCATTGAATTTGTGCCGGCGCCGACGCTTGATAAAATCGGCTATCGCATACAGCGCCGCACACACTGTGACTGCCACTACCGCCAGAATTTCCACGTTCTAACATCCTCCTTCTCTGTCTTTCATAGGCTTCCCGCTGCTCTTCCGTGATCCCCGGAATCCGCTCAAACAGTTCCGGGTCTTGCAGCAGCATATTCAAAATGCCCTCACGGGTCTGGCTTCCCTGAAACTGGGAGAAAGACAGCTTCCGCTTCTTCCTCATTCCTCGTTGCCCTCCTTTCTGCCGGTGTTCTCCGCCGGGTCTGCGCTCTGGGCTTCTTTGTAGCCCTGCACAAACCCTGCCATAAAGGAAAGAGCCGACTTGCCGAGCGGCTTTGCATCGTCCATGATCTTTGCCAGCTCTTCCGTCTGCATCTTTTCTTTCTCGCTCATACTCTCACGCTCCTTGTCGTCCGTCCCTTCCCGCCGTGATATAATCAGGGCAGGAAAGGGGGTGTATTATAAGATGTGGGTCTATGATTCACCCATCGGCCCGCTGTACATCGTCCGCACGGATGACGGCCAATACGGATTTTTGTACAACGGCATTATCTGGGAAGCCTGTCCAACTCCGCAGATTGAAGCCGACAACGTGTACTGCCGTGCCACCGGCTGCGCTGCCGCTTCCGATCTGGAAGAACTTCCTCACGACTTGTCCGAGTGGACATACGTTCCCAGATAATCTTCCCGCGCCCGGTCGAGCACTTTCTCTGCGTCGCCCGGGCGAACTTTGTTTTTGCGGAACAGCCGCACGATGATCTGCGCCATTTCCTCGCAGACCTTTTCCCTGTATTCAAGGTCAACGTCTGCAATGCACGGATCATATAATGTCGGGTACGCTTCCAGAAACGCTTCGCTGTCCAGCATGACCTCCATCATCTTCATAATGAGGTCGCGCTTCAACTTCGGCGTTCTGTTCAGCTCTTCTACAATGTGTTCAGGTTTCAGCGTCACGTCCGTTTCACCTCCCTTTAATGTTGTCCGCCCCTTCCCGCCGTGCTATAATCGTGACAGGCGGAAAGGAGGTGATTATAAATGCCTATCTGTCCTCGTTGCGGTTCCGCTGTTGGTTCGGACGCTCAATTCTGTTCCAACTGCGGCGCACCTCTGAATGTCAGTTCTGAAAACTTCTGCACCAATCCAGATTGCAAACGTCATAAGGAACATTTTTCTTTTGCTCCCGGCGTTCGTTTCTGCGACCAGTGCGGAAAGCTGACGACTGACGGCAAAAAGATTGAAGCTCTGATTTGAGCATCTTTCTTTTCTAAGCTCCTGCTTGTGGAAGAAGCGGGAGCTTTTTTACAGCCACTTTTCGCCGTTCAGTCTGACCCAGACCAGCTTGCCGGACTTGTCCTTGAACAGAATAACCTCTTCTCCGTCGTCGATGTTCTCAAGCTCGCGGGCAAGTTTCAGGCGGTCGTCCAGCGTTTCGACCTTTGCCGACCCGCCGATGTTCCCGCCCTGCATCTTTATCAGTTCGGACAGCATCGCGGCCCGTTCCGCCTTGCGCCCCTCAAATAGTACACGGCGAATCGTTCCGTAGAGGTTGTACATATCGCGCACACGCCAGCTAATCGCACTTTCCAGAACATCCGCGTATATACTTTCCTCTTTCTGCATTTCTCTTCACCTCCTCCGTTCATTAAGCTAACCTTATGCGCTCATTATAGTTCATTTAATTATCGTTGTCAACCCCTTTTCAATTATCTTTTGTTGACTTAACTAACATTTCGTGCTATCATTGCATTAAAGGAGGTGAACAGCAAATGAAAGACAGAATCCGCGAAGTGCGAGAACATTTCGGACTTAGCATGGAGAAGTTCGGTTCCAGAATTGGTATCGGAAAAACCTCTATCAGCCTTTTGGAAAACGGCAAGAACAATCCTTCTGTTCAAACCGTGTCCCTTATCTGCCGTGAGTTTGGGGTCAACGAACACTGGCTCCGCACCGGCGAGGGCGAAATGTTTGAGCAGACGCGGGAAACCGTGCTGGACAAGCTCTGCGCCGAGTATGATCTTGGTGCAGAACACCGGGCCATTGTGGAGGGATTTCTGGACCTGACCCCGCAGGATCGGGATGTGGTGCTGAAATACTTCCATAATGTGTTCAGTCGGTCTACATCCCCTGCCGCCCAGAGCGCGGCAGTGCCCGACAGCGAAGCCCAGCGCATTGCCGAGAGCGACGAGTACAAGTCGCTTGTGGAAAAGAACGAGCCAGCGGAGGGCGAACCGTTTACTACCGTCGGTTAGTTCTGCAACGCGCCGCAGACGAGTGGTTGAAGCGTCACCGCTGACCACCATGCAAAAAGAAAAAGCCCACCGGAGCCGTACCCGGTAGGCTTTTTCTTGCGTAAAAAAAAAAAAAAAAATAATGCCCCATCCTTCCGTCTGGAAGAACAGGGCATTTTGAAAGGATATACTATATATGAGAAAGAAGAAAGTCAAGGACGGCAACCGCCTTGTTGCCTACTACCGCTACTCCGGCGGCAGCGGGCAGACAGAGCAGAGCATCGAAGGGCAACGCCGGGACTGCGAGAATTACGCCAAGCTCCACGGCCTGACCATCCTTCACGAATACATTGACCGGCATATCTCCGGTAAGACCGACGACCGCGCCGCGTTCCAACAGATGATGAACGACGGCGACAAGGGCGCGTTTGATATGGTGATCTGCTGGAAAACAGACCGCTTTGCCCGCAACCGGTACGACAGTGCCGTGTACAAGAAGCGTCTGCGGGACAACGGCATCGAGATTCTTTATGCTGCCGAAAGCAACGTGGAGGGCGCAGAGGGCATTATCATTGAAGGTTTGATGGAAGCCCTTGCCGAATACTACTCCGCAGAGCTGGCAGAGAAGATGCGCCGCGGTATGCGCGAAAGCGCACTGAAAGGTCATGCTATCAACCGTTGCCGTTCTCTTGGCTTGACCACCGACGAGAACAAGAAGTACGTCATTGACGAAAAGACTGCGCCCACCGTGCGCTTCATCTTTGAGCATTACGCCGCCGGGGAGAGCAGCACTTCCATTGTGGAACAGCTCAACGCCAAAGGTCTGCGCACCAGTCAGGGCAACCCCTTCAACAAGTGCAGCATCCCCCGCATCATCCAGAATGAAATGTACCGCGGTGTCTATACCAGCAAGGCGTACAACGTGCGGATCGAGGGCGCGATCCCCGCTATCATTGATGATGATCTATGGAAGAGGGCGCAAGCTATGATGAAAACCAACCGTCAGTTGAAAGCCAAGTATGAACCGAAAGCGGAGTATCTGCTTTCTGGCAAACTGTTCTGTGCAAAGTGCGGCTGCACCATGAAGGGCGTAAGCGGTCACAGCGGCGGCAACGACGAGGTGTACCGCTACTACGCCTGCTCCAATCCCCAGTGCCGCAAGCGCAATATTCCGAAGGATGATTTAGAGGGCAAGGTGATCCGCTCCATCTGTGACCACCTGTTGCAGCCTGAAACGATGGAACTCCTTGCCGAAACGATGGTCGATGTGCAGAAAGCCGACATGGAGAAGCCCAACGCCGAGCGCGATGTGCTGGAACAGGAACTCTGGGATGTGCGCCGCAGGAGCAAGAACATCATGGATGCCATCGAAACCGGCAGTGCAAACCCCCAGCTTGTCGCCCGTCTGGATGATCTGACCCAGCAGGAGAACACGCTGACCTATCAGCTCTCCACGATGGAAGCTGAGAAGCCCCTGCTCTTCACCAAGGAGCAGTACCTTTTCCTGTTGCAGCAGTTCTACGCCCAGCCCACAGAGCAGGACGATGCCTATAAACGCCGCCTTATTAACACTTTCGTAACAAATATAGAAGTTAGCGATTCTGAACTGCTTATTTATTTTAACATTTCCGAAGAAACTGAAAACAAAAATAAAAACGCTTCTCAGTCGAACTTTGATAAATCAAGTTCGACTGAGAAGCGTCTGGTCCGAGTGGCGAGAATCGAACTCACGGCCTCTTGAACCCCATTGTGCTTCTCTCGAAAACACAATGTACAATC